TGGTAACTCTCTTTGCAAATTCCTCGACAGAGAGAATATTTGCATCCGCTGCGAGGGCTATAGTCCTCTTCGCGTTATTCGTGGGGTCTGGAAACTGTTGTTTCAACTCCCACCACGAAATTGCATTGACGTAGGTTGGATAATCATTCAACTGGTCAATGATCTTCTGCTGGTAGTCAAGAATACTTTCGACTCCCCTGCTAGAAGTATTCGTGTTTAGTTTCCTAAATACTTTTAGGTCTCTACGCACGTTAATCCCGACAGATGCCTTAGATATAAGCCATCTGTGGGGCTCAGGTGAGAGCGATAGCCACTTTTGTAGCTCGTCTCTCATTCCTAAACCGTAACCACCTATCTTACTAGGTAGATGGATTGCGGCAAACGCACGAGGGTTTACACTCTGTCGAGGTAGTAGGCTCCCCATGCGCTCAACGAACAAGGCTCGGATACTTGCCTTCTTCGTATATGTCCAGAATCTGTTATCGGTAGGTAACCATTCCAGACATCCACCAAGTTGTTCCGATTTACCAATCGCAACATTCTTGTTATCCTTCTTTAACATGGTCGATTGACCACGCTCGAGAAGTCTTACCTTAACCGAATCCACGATAATGGAACGACTATAGTCTTCACGGTTAAAAGGTTGTTTATACTGGAGGTTTTGTAGATTTACAATCCTCTCAGTATATTTAACACATATCCTAGAGTAACCATGTTGCCCTGGTGATATGTGGGAACCTGCTCGCAGATGATAATCTGTGATCAGGTTAAGATAGTCGGTTGGACCCATCGCTAGATGATCATCACCGCCTATGTGCAAGTACCTCCAGTCCCTATAGGGAGCTGGGTCACTTGTGTAAAGCAAATCTAGACTATTAGTATAGTCTAGAAATGCTAGTTCCTCAATCGATAGATTGAGTAGGGTCAATGATGGTTTGGCGATCGCTTCACCCATCATTATCCCCACCTTGGACAATACACTAGTATCGTCTGGGAAGAGAACTAGTCTAGGCCCTATTGTGCCTAGTACTAGGTTGATATAGTCGTCTTTAAACGATAGTTTAAAGCCTTCTATGAAACCGCGGAGCATCGCTATTGTGACGCTCCACTGTTGCGCGTTGGTAGCGTCCTTTAGGTCACTACTCAACACGGCGTGCCCGGGAGGCAGCGATAGCTGCTTCTTATTGCACATACCCTTCACGGCTTCCCAGGTTTGATCCTGTCGGTGAAAACTGGAGAAGACTGAAGGGTGATACATCATTGAGTCAATCAGTAGATGACTCAATGGTGACTGTAACACATTCAGCCAATAGTCCGAAAGTGTTACATGACGTGCCTTGTTGCCCATCTCTGGGACAACTTCTGCACGTAATACTGGTATGGGCACAAGCTGTCGCCACGCCACATACAGTATTTGAATTCCGGTGACTTCATCAAGCCCTCGGAATTTTCCAGGTTGGTCCTTTACTAAGTACCATTCCTGCAAAAAGTCCACGTCCGGTGGGATAGGGACTTTTCTGAACAAGGTTTTCCAGAGCGGTATGCCACTCCAGTGCCTTGCTATCCCAAAAGGAGTGTCCTCCTCTC